TGTGCATAGGACAAGATTTGATGACGTTGTTCATCAAATAGATTTAGAGTCAGGTACAGATACAACTTCAGGCTCTATCTTATTAGAGTCTGGTACTTTAAAAGATAAACAAGGTACTACTAGAATACAGTATGCAACTTTTGATAGTGGATATATTAGATCAGAAGAAGCAACTTTAAGTACATATGCAAGTAGACCTAAAGAAGGTGATTTAGTATTTCACCCTGTATTAAAAAAATTATTTGAAGTATCTTTTGTAGATCATGATGAACCATTTCATCAATTAGATAATAATCCTGTTTATAAATTAAGATGTAAACAGTTTGAATATTCAAGCGAAGTTTTAGATACTGGTGTTACAGATGTTGACGCAATTGAAGACGCATTAACAAGTGATAGTTTAGGACACCAATTTACTTTAGAGGCAACTTCTGCTTACAATGAAAGTATTGCGTTAGAGTTCTTTACAAATGGAACATATACAGACTCAGTACTAATGGAAGATAACGACACACTAGTTCACGAAGATGACGAAAGATCTATCGGCACAAACATACTTCTTGAAAATCCTGCTGATAGTGGAGTGGATAGTTATATATTACAAGAGACATATATAGTAGGAGATATGTCAACTGATAAGACAGCTCAAAACGAGTTGTTTGAAGAACAAGACGACACAATTCTAGACTTTACCGAAAGTAATCCTTTTGGTGATGCTGGACAGAAAGGTTAACAATGTTAGGACAACAATTTTACCACGAAACAATTAGAAGAATGGTTGTGACATTCGGTACAATATTTAATAACATTCATCTAGTTAGAAAAGATAACAATGGTAATGTTGTACAAAAAATGAAAGTGCCGTTGGCATATGGCCCACAACAAAAATTTATTAGACGATTAGATCAAGACGCAAGTTTAGATTCTAAAGTTGCAATTACTTTGCCACGTTTAGGATTTGAAATACAAAACTTAGCATATGATCCTGCTAGAAAATTAAATAGAGTACAAAAATTTAAGAAGACTAAAAATGCTACAACTAAACAAGTTGATAGTCAATTTATGCCTGTACCATATAATTTAGATTTTGAATTATATGCAATGGCAAAACAGTCGGATGACGCTCTACAAATTATTGAGCAGATAGTTCCTTATTTCCAACCTGATTATACAGTAACAATAAACGATATGTCAGATATGGGAATAAAAAGGGATGTACCTATTATTCTTAATTCAATTAATTACGAAGATAGTTACAGAGGTGACTTTAACGAAAGAAGAGCAATTATCTATACATTAAACTTTACTTGTAAATTTTACTTGTATGGTCCTGTTACTTCTGATAAAGTTATTAAACAAGTTCAAGTGGATCAATATACAGATTTACCTGTTAATGCTCCAGCAAGAGAACAAAGGTATACAGTTACACCATCACCTTCAACTGCAACCGCAGCTGATGTTGACTCAGATGATTTTGGTTTTAATGAAACAACTAGTTTCTTCCAAGACGCAAAATCTTTTGATTCTGAATCTGGTGAAGACGAAAACGTTTAATAACTAAACATTTTTTTTGTTATGTTAGATTGTAGTAAAGAGATAAACTTAGATATTACTTATAGATGTACATTACAATGTAAAGGTTGTAATAGACAAGACGAAGATTATACTATCGTCAAACAAGAAATGTGCATGGATGAGTTCCTAAAAGTTCTTGATGAGTATGATAAGATTATGTTCTGTGGTGGTCAATCAGATCCAATATTTCACACACAATTTATAGACTTTCTAAAAATCTGTTACGAAAGAAATAAGTTAGCAATAGTTCACACAGCCGCAAGTCATAAGAAAAAAGAATGGTATGAAAAAGCGTTTGACGCCAATCCCAAAGCACAATGGAAGTTTGGAATAGATGGTCTACCTAAAGATAGTCACAAATACAGAATAAATCAAGATGGTCAAAAGTTATTTGATATGATGTTGATGGCACACAAAAAAGGATTGGATGTTGAATGGCAATATATTATTTTTGATTATAATGAAGACACACAATTAGACGCATACAAACTAGCAAAAGATAATGGTATAAGATTACAATTACTAGAAACTAATACAGACGTTGATGGTAATAATATTAAATTAAATTATAATTTAACAAGCGAAGTTGTTCCAAGATGTTTAAATAAAACAACTCCAATGTATTATGCAGCTGGAGGTCACATACTACCTTGTTGTTGGTTAGATTCTCATAAAGAAGAAGTAAAAGAATTATATGATCCTACACTAACACTAAATAAAAATAGCATAAAAGAAATAATTAATTCTAATATATGGAAAGAGTTTAATAATAAAATTAAAACTGATCCATATACAATATGTCGTAAAAGATGTGGAATAAATCATAGTCAACAAGACGCAAAAATGAAAAGGACTTTTTTAAATGCGAAATAAAGAAGACGTGGATAAAATAATAGAAGATGCTTTAGGTGTTGTAGATAATACACCAAGAGTTCCTACAGTAAAAAAAGAAGAACCAATAGTTCCTGTGCCGAAAGAAGGTGATGATATTGATAAAGATTATGTTTATCAAAGAGATAATTTTTACAAGTTAATTGAAAAAGGACAAACGGCAGTTCAAGGTATTCTTGATCTTGCTCAAGAGTCAGATCATCCACGTGCATATGAAGTTGCTGGTAATATGATTAAGAATGTTGCAGACGTTACTGAAAAGTTAGCATTACTACAAGAGAAAATGAAAAAATTAAAAGAAGTGCCTGGTAAAGCTCCTAAGAATGTAACAAATGCTTTGTTTGTCGGATCTACTGCCGAGTTACAAAAAATGTTGAAAAAGAAAAAGGATGATTAATTATAAAGTAAATAGATTTAAAGAAGTAGATATAGATCTTACAAATAAGTGTACACTAAAATGTTCAATGTGTGCAAGACAATCGTTTGAACATCCTAATCAAATACCTGGTGGGGATGCCTCTATAGAAGACTTACAAAAAATTTTAGATTATTTTGATACAGTATATCTTTGTGGTACTTATGGCGATCCTATATTCAGTCCTAACTTTATACCGTTTTTAAAAATGTGTCATGAACAAAACAAACAAGTTCAAGTACACACAGCTGCGTCACATAAACCTATGCGTTTTTATGAAGAGGCATTTGAAGCAAATCCTAACGCAGTATGGTACTTTGGTCTAGACGGATTACCATATCAAAGTTTTGCATACAGAGTTAATCAAGATGGCGAGTATATATTTGATGTTATGTTAAAAGCAAGAGACATGGGTGTTAAAGTAGTATGGCAGTATCTAGTATTTAAATACAATGAAGATAAGATTGATCTTGCAAAAAGACTAGCATACAAACATCAATTTGATATTGAGATACATCACACATCAAGACATGGTGATAAACCACATCTTAAACCAACAATAGAAAAAGTTGTAGAAGATACAGAAAAAAAAGTATTTGTACCTAAGTGTTTAACAGAAGGTCAAAGGAAAGTTCCTTACTTAGCCGCAACAGGTCAGATGTATCCTTGTTGTTGGTTAGATCACAATCAAACAAAAGACCCTGAGTATTCAACATTACAAGATGAACGTCTAAATATAAAACACAATACAGTAGAAGAAATTATTAAAAGTGATACATGGCAAACTTTCTATGATAATTTATTTACTGATAAGTGTCCTAGTTATTGTAAAAAGAAATGTACAACTAGTTTACGTAATCCTACAAGAGTGGTAGAAACATGAAACAAGATGAACATTATTTAGGTAATCCCTTACTAAAAAAAGCAAATCAACCTATTGAGTGGACAGAGGAACAAGTCCTAGAATATCAAAAGTGTATGAGTGATCCTAATTATTTTATATCAAACTATATTAAGATTGTATCACTAGATAAAGGATTGATAGATTTTAAAATGTATTCTTTTCAAGAGAAAATGTTAGAAACATTTCATAAAGAAAGATTTACTATTTGCAAACTTCCTAGACAGTCAGGTAAATCTACTATCATGGTATCTTACTTATTGCATTATGCATTATTTAATCCTAACGTTAATATTGCTATTTTAGCAAACAAGGCTTCTACTGCAAGAGATTTATTAGGAAGATTACAACTTGCATATGAAAACTTACCTAAGTGGTTACAACAAGGTGTTCTATCATGGAACAAAGGATCACTTGAATTAGAAAACGGAAGTAGAATACTTGCGGCTTCAACTTCTGCGTCAGCAGTTCGGGGTAGTTCATTTAATATTATATTCTTAGACGAGTTTGCTTTCGTACCATCTACTATTGGTGAACAATTTTTTAGTTCAGTTTATCCTACAATATCTTCTGGTAAGTCAACAAAAGTAATTATTGTATCTACACCTATGGGTATGAACATGTTCTATAAATTATGGAATGACGCAATACACAAAAGAAATAGTTATGTACCAATAGAGGTACATTGGACAGAAGTACCTGGTCGTGATGAAAAATGGAAAGAGGAAACTATTGCAAATACAAGTGAACAACAATTTGCCTCTGAGTTTGAGTGTGAGTTTTTAGGAAGTACAAATACACTTGTCAATGCTTCTAAACTTAGAAATTTATCTTATAAAGAACCATTACAAAAAAGTGCTGGATTATCTGTTTACGAAAAACCAAAAAAAGATCATACTTACTTTATGACTGCTGATGTTGCAAGAGGAACAAACAAAGACGCAAGTGCCTTCATAGTATTTGATGTGACTACAGTACCATATAAAATTGTTGCAGTATTTAAAGACAATGAAATTAAACCTTTACTATTTCCACAAAAAATAAATCAAGTTGCAAGAGCATATAATCATGCATATGTTCTTACAGAAGTTAATGACATAGGTCAACAAGTTGCTGATACATTACACTATGAGCTTGAATATGATAATATTGTTATGTGTTATATGCGTGGACGTGCAGGTCAAATTATGGGCGGTGGATTTTCTGGTACTAAAGGACAGTTAGGAGTTAGAACAACAAAGGCAGTTAAGAAGATAGGTTGTTCTAATATGAAACAAGTTATAGAAAGTGATAAAATAATAATAGAAGACTTTGATATAATAAATGAGTTATCTACTTTTATTGTTGTTGGTAATCAGTTTCAAGCAGAACAAGGTGCCAATGATGATTTAGTTATGTGCATAGTATTAATGTCTTGGGCTATGGATCAAAAGTATTTTAAAGAATTAACAGACGTTAACATGAGAGCAAACATGTTAAAAGAACAGCAGAAACAAATAGATAGTGATATGTCACCGTTTGGATTTGTAGATGACGGAATAAATGATCCAAACGATATAGATGAATATGGTACCACATGGTCACCTGTAAAGATTAGAGATTATGAAACAGATTGGTAATGTTTGTGTAGATTATAATGGCGGTCAGTTTGGAGATTTAATTAGATTATTTATTTCTCAACATGATGGTTTTGAAAGATTTGCAGAACATAGAAATTACGGAAACATATTTCCTTTAATACAGTTATACCCTGGTAAGTGTATGGAGTTATGGAAACCGTTACAAGAACAATTAGATAAATTAAATCCTAAACATAGACACGTATATAAAATACTTTCTAAACAAACTAATTTAGGAATAGATACAAGAGAACATTCTACTCTTGGTGTGCAATGGGCAAGAAGTAATTATATTGATGATTATAATAAACTAAGAGAAACAAAAGATTATATAATATTCTTAAAACTAAATCCCATGTCAAAATATAAGGACACGTATTTAGAACGTCATCAAGTTTGGAGTAATAGAAAAGCAAACTCAGATATACATTTAAAAGAGTGGACATGGCAATACTTTAACAGAGAATATCCACAACATAAATTAAACTTAGAATTAGATGTAGATGAAATACTTGATCTAAATGAAGACGCATACATAGAGTTATGTAAGTTTATAAAAGTGAAACCCTTAATGAATTGGAGAGACTATATTAATGAATACAAAGATTACGTCAAAATTGGAAGAACACTTTAGAAATAATTGGAAACCTGATTATAGTAAATTTAAACATTCAGGTTGGAAGTTATTAGATGAGATTGACAAAAATGAACATATCTTAGATATAGGATGTGGATACAACTTATTCAAAGAACATTTTCCTAATTTATATGGAATAGATCCCTACAACAACAAAGCAGACGAAGAGATACACTTTGAGGACTACAAACCTCATAAGAATTTTGACGTGTTTCTGGCGTTGGGGAGTTTGAATTTTGGCACCAAAAAAACGGTTGACAATCAGATAAAACATCTGTATGATATAACGAAAAAAGGTGATGTCATATATTGGCGTCAAAACCCTGGGGTAAGTGACCACCCATGGCAATCAGTTAAGGAAGTAGTATTCTTCCCATGGTCACTAAAATGGAATGAGTATTTTACTGAAAAGTATTCATTTAAAATTATTAATTTTAAAAAAGATAGTGGGAGTAGATTATATGTCAAGTGGATTAGGTCTTAGTGTATTAGCAATATATGGTTTATTTGCTTTTGCAATGACGTATTACTTTTCAAGAGGATACGATAAAAATAAAACATCTTTCTTAGTGGCCAATAGGGAATTAAATACCTATCAAGGAAGTATGTCAGTAGCGGCCGCATGGTTATGGGCACCAGGATTGTTCATATCAGCACAACAAGCATACGTAAATGGATTTAACGGATTATTTTGGTTTTGTTTGGGAAACTTTTTAACGTTAGGTGCATTTGCATATTTTGCCAAGAGAATTAGAGACGATAAACCTCAAGGGTTTACATTCTCAGGTTATTTAAAAGAAAAATTTAGTGGAAGAGTACAATCAGTTTTCGTAGTGGAAATGATGATACTTGCAATATGTGCCTTTGCAATTAATTTACTTGCAGGGTCTAAAACAGTTGAAGTGTTAACAGGATTAAATTATAATCTAGTTACATTTTTAATGGCAGGTATTGCTATATTATATTCTTTCAGAACAGGATTGAAAGCGACAGTTATAACTGAACAAATTAAAATTGTCGTAGTATGGTTAGGTGTACTTATCTTAGTGCCTTGGGTTATTGTTAACGCAGGTGGTTGGGAAACTGTAACTGCTGGATTTAGTGGAATAAAAGATCCGTCAATGTTAAGTATCTTTTTAGGATTTGGTGCAGCCGCATTCTTAGGACACATGGGTGGACCTTGGGGTGATAACTCTTTCTATCAAAGAGCATTTTCAATTAAGAAGAAATCTATTATACCTTCTTTTGTACTTGCGTCATTTATCTTTATAGTAGTTCCAATAATGATGGGTCTATTAGGATTTGTCGGAGCAGGTGCTGGATTAGATATAACGGATGTTGGAACAACTAACGCTCAAGTAATTGCACACTTCTTACCAGGGTTTGCGTCTGTAATCTTTATGTTTATAGTCTTCTCAGGTTTGATTGCAATTCTAGATAGTCAGTTTGCCTCTATTGCAAACATGACAGGTCATGATGTTTATAATAAATTTAAAACAAAGACTGCAAAAGGAAACGAAATAGTTTGGGCAAGATACGGAATGATTGCTCTTGCAATCGCTGGATTAATTATTGCAAACATACCAGGTATGACACTATTATACTTGTTCTTATTCTTTGCAGTATTAAGAGCATCTGTATGGTTGCCTTCAATGATTTCTATACTTAAACCTCATTGGGTAAATGAAAGAGGTATGTTTTGGGGTATAGTAATCGCCGCAACTATTGGAGAAGCGTTGTTTGTTTATGGTAAATTAGGATATGGTAATACTGCGTTTATAGGAACAATGATTGCTATATTTGGATCTCCAATATTAACTTTGTTAATATCTAATTGGAAACCATATTCATCTGACCAATGGAAAAAAGTAAACTATTAATTCTTACTGGCCCACAAGGATCGGGTAATCACTTATGGGCCAAAATACTTAGTCGTCATCCATTCGTTTATGGTTGGAAGATGAAAAAGTATTGGGAAGGTCATCACCTTGAGCCCTTTAGTCACTGGTGGGATGATCCAAGTAAGATTGAGGATACACAAACAAAGTATAACTTTACCTCAATCTCTTGCCCTTACTTTAGAGATAATAAACCTTGTATTCCAAAATACGAAGAGTTTATATCTAAGGCGTCAAAAATATTTGACGTTAAAGTTGTTGTCATAGGAAGAGATCAATCAATTCTCAAAGCACAACAAGAAAGAGTTAGGGGAATGCATACAACTCCGTTGTTTGAAAATGAGATAGCAAAATTGCCTAATCCCTATTTCGTTTCAATGGAGTTGTTGTATCTTTACAAACAAAAATATCTAGAACACATAAGAGAAAAATTAGAGTTTCCTATTGATGTTGACTATAAAGATTTAGTTGATACAAACGAAAAATATATTAAAGGTAGAAACATTTTTCAACCATTAGATAAAGAAGTAAAAAAAGCGTGTGAGGAATCATGATCTCAAATTGGGAAGACGCAAAGAAAAGAAGTAACTATCATTTCAATAAAAAAATAAAAGATACTGATAATGTAAAACATATTGGTAGATTTGTAGGAACGTGGAAAGATGAGGTAGATAATGTTATCAATGATACTAAAAAAATTAATTGGAGTAATAGAAGATTATCTACTGATAGACCTAACAATGATGTTGAGGCAGAAGAAAATGATTTAATAAAAGCAGGTGCCAATCCTAAGATGACAATCTACAGAGGATTAACTGATTTTAGTAAATGTCCTACAATACAAAAGATGATAGATTATTTTCAGTTTAAATCATGTAAAGCAAAATTACATGTTCAGTTTACTGGCGATGTATTAAATATGCATATAGATAAACTCTATGATTTAGACGAAGATCCAAATAACGTAATTAGAATAATGGTTATGTTAGATGATTGGGAACCAGGTCAATTTTTGATATACGGAAATCAAATATTTGATAGATGGCAAAGTGGGGATATACATTACTTTGATTGGCAGAATATACCTCATGCAACGGCAAACGCAAGTATGACACCTAGACCAATGTTAGTAATTACAGGTGTTATGAGTTTGGAAACAAAGGATATTACAAAAGTTCAATTAGATCGTTATCTAACTTGATCCAACAATTATGACAAAGGATTTTAGAAGTTTGTATTAATTTTAGTATATCTTCTCTGCCTTCTGTATTGATACCTGTAACTTTAGACTTTTTACGGATATCTGCGTCATGTGGATGAAACTTTAAACATATAGTTTCAGACTCACCACATTGTTGACAAGATAAATTAGATAGATGTTTATTGATCCATGAGACACGTTTTGAGTAGTTTCTTCGGGCAACTTTCTTAATTGTTTCTTTATATTTTTGATAATGTGTCTGCATATGGATATTTATATATAGTATAGCATATAAAAACATGATGTTGAAATATATGTTTCTATAAATACATGTATAAAAAGAAGTATTATTGCAATAATTATTAGAATATTCAAATAGGAGAACAACAATGGCATTTTTAGTTTCACCTGGCGTACAGGTAAAAGAAACCGATTTAACGAATGTCGTACCAGCGGTAGCAACATCTATTGGTGCAATTGCAGGTGCATTCGCAAAAGGCCCTGTTTCCAGCGTGACAACAATTAGTTCTGAAGAGGACTTAGTAAAAATTTTCGGTAAACCAGGTACTACAAGTGCTAGTTATGAAAACTGGTTTTGTGCTGCAAACTTCTTGCAATACGGAAATTCACTAAGGGTAGTAAGAGCTGAGAGTGCAGTCCTTAACGCAGGTGCAAACAGCGGAATATTAATTAGGGATGACGATCATTACGAGCAGTCATTCAGAGGTGGAGAAGGCTCTCACGGTGAGTGGGCTGCAAGAACAGCAGGAACATGGGGTAACTCTTTAGGAGTTGACATCTGTGCTACAGCAACAGCATATGAACAAGTAATTTCATCTTCATCTTTAACAGTAGGCGAAGACGCAGCTGGATCTACAGAAATCGCAGTTGACGATATAGACTTAGCAGACAACGTAATCGCCGTTGGTGATATCGTATCATTCTTTACAAACTCAGCAGGTACAACAGCAGTTGCAGGTGAGGCAGGTAAAGAGTACGAAGTTACAGCAGTTAACACATCAACAAACGTTATGACTATCAGAAAATTAGATGATCCTAACGGTGGCGGAACACACAACATTATACCTGACAACTCATTCGTAAAAAGAAAATGGAGATTTTACGATTTATTTGACTCAGCTCCTGGTACATCACCATGGTCTACTCAAAACTCAAAAGGTACAGCAGACGAATTGCATGTAGTAGTTTATGACAAGACTGGTGCGATTACAGGTTTTGATGTTGACGTTGCAGGTCAAAGAACATCAGCAGTTATAGAAAGATTTGCTGCCATGTCAAAACATCCAAACGCAAAAACACCACAGGGTAATTCAAACTTCTACCCAGATGTTATATTTGCAAACTCAGAACAAATATATTGGTGCGATCACCCATCAGCAGCTTCAAATTGGGGTACTGATATATCTTCAGGTACTGCATTTACAGCAATTGACGCTCCAATCGTTGACGCATTAACAGGTGGAACGGATGACTATGCTTTGACAAACGGCGAGTTATCAATCGCATATAATAAGTTTGATGATTCAGAAATCAATGATGTAAACTTAATCATTGGTGGATCATCTTCAATTGCGGCAGATACACAAGCAAACTATGACACACATGGTACTATGTTAATTACTCTTGCAGAAGCGAGATTAGATGCTATTGCATTTATATCACCTCACAGAGCTGCAACAGTAGGAGTAGCAGCTTCAAATACACAAAAGACAAACGTAGTAAACGCAGCTGCAACATTACCAAGTTCTTCTTATGCAGTTCTTGATAGTGGATACAAATACATGTATGACAAATATGCTGACGTTTATAGATACGTACCACTTAACGGTGATATCGCTGGATTATGTGCGAGAAACGATGCAGTTGCAGAAGTCTTTTTCTCACCCGCTGGATTTAACAGAGGTGTATTAAGAGGTGCAATCAAACTTTCTTTCAATCCTAATCAAGCAGAAAGAGACGATCTTTATCAAGCAAGAGTTAACCCAGTTGTTAACTTTCCAGGCCAAGGTGTAACACTATTCGGTGATAAAACTGCCTTGACAACTCCTAGTGCGTTTGATAGAATAAACGTTAGAAGATTGTTTATAGTTTTAGAGAAAGCAATCTCTACTGCTTCTAAATTTCAATTATTTGAAGTTAACGATGCATTTACTAGAGCAAGATTTAAAAATCTTGTTGAACCATTCCTAAGAGACATACAAGGACGAAGAGGAATAGAGGACTTTCAAGTAGTGTGTGACGCAACAAACAATACAGGCGAAGTGGTAAACAGAAACGAGTTCGTAGCAGATGTTTTTGTTAAACCTAATCGTTCTATTAACTTCATATCGCTAAACTTTATAGCAACAAGATCAGGCGTTGCCTTTAGTGAAGTAGGAGGAGCGTAAGATGGCTAGTATAGACGATTTTAAAGCACAATTAAAAGGTGGTGGTGCAAGACCCAATCAGTTTAGAGTAACGATTGTACCGCCAATTGGTATTGTAACAGGACTAAACGTAGCAAACTCATCATTTCTATGTAAGGCTTCTAAATTACCAGGTCAAACACTTGGAGAAATAGAAGTACCTTTTAGAGGAAGAAAAATTTATGTAGCAGGTGATAGGGAGTTTGAAACTTGGAATAGTACATTTTTAAATGATACAGACTTTAATATCAGAAACGCAATAGAGCGTTGGATGAATGGTATTAATGATCTTGCTGATAATACAGGTACAATTGTTTCTAGTGACTATCAATCAGACTTAACAGTTGAACAATTAGATAGAGACGGAACAACAATTAAATCTTATATTTTCAGAAATGCTTATCCATTAACATTAGCAGACATTGAGTTATCTTACGAAACTGTTAATGCATTGGAAGAGTTTGAGGTGACATGGAGATATCAACACTTTGAAGCAAGTGGTGTAAACTTCTAATTTACCTACATAAATATTAAGAAACGTAGGAGTATATAATGGCAGAGCTATTCGGATTTAGATTCGAAAGAATAAAAGATATCAGACCTGAGGACAAATTTGTTCAGAAGTCGCCAGATGACGGAACAGTAGAAATATCTGGTGGTGGACACTTTGCCCAGGTCTTAGATATTGACGGTAAAGACAGAAACGATCTAGATCTTATTCGTAGATATAGAGACATTGCCCAACAACCAGAATGCGATAGTGCGATAGAGGATATCGTAAACGAAGCTATTGTATCAGATGAAAGAGATACCTCAGTAGAAATAGTTTTAGATAATCTAAAATATTCTAACAAAATTAAAAACAGTATGAGGGAAGCTTTTGCTGATATAAAATCTTTGTTAGACTTTGATACTAAAGGACATGATATCTTTAGACGTTGGTATGTTGATGGCAGATTATTCTATCATAAGATTATTGATTCAAAAAATCCTAAACTAGGTATTCAAGAAGTAAGATATATTGATCCTAGAAAAATCAGAAAAGTAAAAGCAGTTCAAAAAGTGCCTGGGCCACAAGGTTCAACAATCGTTAAAGATGAAGAGGATTATTATCTTTACAATGAAAAGATGTTGAAAGGTATGATGAACCAAGGTATGAGAATTGCCGAAGACGCAATAACTTATTGTCCGTCTGGTTTGATTGACGCAAACAAAAATCAAGTATTATCTTATTTACATAAAGCAATTAAACCTGTAAATCAATTAAGAATGATTGAAGACAGTTTAGTTATTTACAGAATATCTAGAGCACCAGAGAGAAGAATATTTTATATTGACGTTGGTAACTTACCAAAACTAAAAGCAGAACAATATCTAAAAGATGTTATGAACAGGTATAGAAACAAACTTGTTTATGACGCAAAGACAGGTGAGATTAGAGACGATAGAAATCACATGTCAATGTTAGAAGACTTTTGGTTACCTAGAAGAGAAGGTGGAAGAGGAACAGAGATTACTTCTTTACCAGGTGGTTCAAACTTAGGTGAGATAGATGACATTACATATTTCCAAAGAAAACTTTACAGAAGTTTAAATGTTCCTATATCAAGATTAGAAGCAGAACAATCTTTTTCACTAGGAAGATCTACTGAGATTACAAGAGACGAATTAAAGTTTACTAAGTTTATTAAAAGAATAAGAAAGAAGTTTATACCTTTATTCTTAGATATGTTGAAGACACAACTTATCTTAAAAGGTATTATCAATATTGAAGAGTGGCCTAGAATAAAAGAACACATTCAATTTGATTTCTTAAAAGATGGTCACTTCTCAGAATTAAAAGAACAAGAATTATTAAATGAAAGAATTAATATGTTAGGATCAGTAGAAAACTACATTGGTACTTTCTTTAGTAAAGAGTTTGTTTACAAAAAAGTATTGAGAATGAGCGACCATGAGATAGAAGAGATAAGAAGACAGATTAACAAAGAGGCAGGTAGTGAAGTTGATGACGGTGGAGTTGATATTCCAAATACAGACGGAATTACTAGAGTGCCTTCTTTCGGTGGGGAACCAATGGTTGAACCTACTAAGACACCAGACCCAGATAAACAAGATGGTGATGATGACGATATAAATAATACATAAAAAGGAGATTATTATGAGTTCAGATAAAGTAGTAGATGCATTAGCAAAAGGAAATCACCTTGACGCTGAAGACGCATTTAAAGATGCTATGAAATCTAAAATTGCAGACGCAATAGAAGTCAAAAAAATGGAAGTGGCAAAGGGATTAGTTAATAATCATATAGACGCTACTCCTGCTCAAGAGACTGCCCCTGCGCCTGAAGATAACAGAGACGAGTAATCAAATGATGTGGAATGACCTTTATTCATCTATATTTGAGAAAGATGAACACAAAAAGTCTAGAGAATATAGGAAACAATCGCCTAAAATGAAGAAAGCGATTGATGATTTATTCAAAAAGTTAGATTCTAAGGGGTCAAATTTCCTAAATAACTTTGAAAGAACAATTAAAGACGTTGCAAGAAAAAACAGAGTACCAGAAAAAAAGATCATGGATTACTTTGAAAAAGAGGCAACGGCATTTATGCAATAAGGACTAACAATGGCAGTAGTATTACAAACATTAAAAGACTCAGATTTTGAACACGTTGTAAAAGTTACAACAACTGGTACTAATTCTGCGGCTTCAATTGTTGACGCTTCTGCGTTAGCAGGTGCAGATACAAATCCAAGACTATCAATAGTATCTTGTACGTGGACAGTCGGATCACAAACAGACATTTTATTTGACGCAACTTCAGACGTTGTTGCATTATCACTAAACGGTAATGGTAACATTAACGGAGCTGCTCAACATATTCCGTCTATCGCAAATAATGCTGGATCAGGTGTAACAGGTGACATTCAATTAACCAATTCATCAGCCTCAGTAGGAACAATAATTTTACATTGTAGAAAGGTATCGGGTTACGATAATATAACGTAATGCAAACAGTAAAACTTATAACAGAAGCTAACGATTTTGATTCATCTAATTTCTTAATAGAAGAGAAGAATGGTAAGAAGAATTATAAGATCAAAGGTATCTTCATGCAATCAAACATTAAAAACAGAAATGGTAGAGTATATCCAAAAGAAGTTTTAATGAAAGAAGTTAAAAACTACACTAGAGACTTTATAGAAAAAAATAGAGCGTTTGGTGAGTTAGGACACCCAGACGGTCCAACTGTAAATCTAGACAGAGTATCACATATGATTACATCTTTAAAACAAGAAGGTGATAACTTCATAGGTGAAGCAAAGATTATGGACACACCTATGGGTAAGATTGTAAAAAATCTTATGGACGAAGGTGCAACTCTTGGTGTATCATCTAGAGGAATGGGTTCATTAGACTCTAGAGGTAATGCAAATTACGTAAGATCAGATTTTAAATTAGCAACTGCAGGTGACATAGTTTCAGACCCATCTGCTCCTAGTGCTTTCGTAGAAGGTATTATGGAAGGTAAAGAGTGGGTATGGGATCATGGAAGTTTAATTGAAGCACACGTTGCAGAAGCAAAAGCAAGAATTGAAAAAAGAGCGAAAGTAAAAAGAGATCTAGAATCAAGTTTAGAGTTCGCAAAGTTTTTAAAACAGTTATAATTAGGAGAAATTATGAGCATTAAAGTAAATTGGTTGATTGCACACAAACCTGTAAATCTGTTTATTAGAACAGCTAAAGCGTTTCAAGAAGCAATCAAAAGTGCAACAAAAGGAAAATACGAAATCGTAATTCACGAAAAAGAAAGTGAAGAACATTTTGAAGCTGAAACAGGTAAGTTACCTGTAACTGCGTTATCGTGCAATGACTATCAAATGTCACAAACCGAAGTTTATAAAATTGGTAAAATGCATGATGGTGTAAAAGATTTCCTAGCATTAGATTTACCATTCTTATTTGAATCACACGATCATTGTTCAAAAGCAATGGAAGGTGATCTAGGTGATGAATTAAACTTTAAATTATCTCATCATCTAAATGTACAAGGATTAGCATACACATATTCAGGTGGATACAGAAACTTTGGATCTAATACTAAAATTTCAAGTTTGGCTGATCTACAAAACTCTAACAAAATTAAAGTTGGTGGAAATCCTGTTTGCCAAGATTACATCAAAGAGCTTGGTGTAGAAACTTCAAAACAAGTTATTCAATCAAATACAGAGTGGTTGGAAATGTCAGACTTAGAAGCAGAGTCAGTAGAAAATACTTACACTAGATTTCCCGAAGCTAAATATTGGTTGAACACAAACCACAACATGTTTATTACAGACATCATGGTATCAAATGATTTCTGGTCAACATTGTCAGACGAAGATCAAGAAATTTTTAGAAAGACAGCTATTGAAGTTGCAAGACTAGAAAGAAAATGGTCTGAGGAAGATCATGAAAACTATGAGTTAGAAGCAAAGAAACATGGTAAGACTATTACAAAAATTTCTGAAGAAGACAAAATTAAGATGAAAGAAAAAGCAATTCCTATATATGAAAAATGGGAAAAGATATTTTCAGATTCATTGATTTCTAAAGTTAAGTCATACGCAGCTTAGAAATCTTATAAATAAATAAGGTATATTATGTATAGTTGGTTTAACGAGTTGACTCGTATTCAAAAACCAAATCGTGAGAAAGAAGATTATCATCATTATGGATTATATGAAGTAGAAATATTAAATACTTTATTTCGTAATCATAATGTTGAAACAGTATTGAGTCTAGGGGGAATGAGTAACTTAGATTTTTTTCTAGCGCAATATGATAATAACGTCAAAACTGCGATAAATATTGATGAAGCAGAAACTTGGCGGCCTTCAAAAGGAGGCAATGGATTTAATCTTAGAGAGAAACAAAAAGATTATATTCAAAGATTTAAGTATAATGGGGAATACATCTTTACGAATCAAAAATTAGATTCCTATGATGTTGTTGACAAACGGTATGATGTTGTCTTTTGTAATATAGACACACTAAGAGGAAGTATGAAGGTTTTGCCAGATATCTTCATCAAGATGTGGTCTCATATGGGATTAGTTGAAACTACAAGAGAAAAGATGACAACCGAATATGAAAAGATTTTTAGTAATGTGTTGGTCACAACGAATATGACTGTATTCTCTAATTATACTTTAGAGTATGAGAACAATATCGTATCCACCTCCACAAAACTAAGAAATAATAGGACTTTTGTTTATCAAGCGGATGATTTACCCCTGTAAATCACGTGTTTTATAAATAAAGTTATATAAATATAATTATAATTAAATTTAACAATTTAAGGAGAGATCCCCATGGCTAATGAATTAGACAAAACCATTGAGGAATTAGAAGCGGAAGTTTTGGCTGAACTAGAGGAAGCCAAGGGTGCAGACGCTCCTAAACAAGGCAGCATGAAAGCTGAACCAATGGACAAAGCAAAGGTTGACGGAGCTGAGGGCGGCGATGAAGTTCAAGATACAGGTGCTCCTGTAGTGGACGGAAAACAAGGTGAAGCCCCTGTGAAGAAAGTCGTTGCGAAAGCAAAAGAAATTACTGGTGACCCTGCACAAAAAGGTGAAGGTAAACCAGATGCTACTCCAAAACTTAAAGAAGAAGAAGAGAAGAAAGACGAAAAATCAGAAATGATGATGAAAGACAAAGAGAAAAAAGAAATGATGATGAAAGACAAAATGAAAAAAGAAGATTCGTCTGAAGAAGTAGCAAAAGAAGAAGTAGAAGAAAAAGTTGACATTGAAGAAATGCAAGGACAAATGATGAAGGCAATGAAGTCTATGAAAAAAGACGAAATGCAAGAGTTATATGCTTCTTACATGAGAGCCTCTATGAACAAAACAAAAGACGAAATGTATCAAGAGATGGCTAATGGCATGAAGAAAATGAATGCTATGAAGATGAAAGAAATGATGAACAAGATGTCAAAAAAAGCAGAGACAGTTGAAGCTGAAAAAGATGCTAAAACAGAAGAAAGACTAAAATCAGTTGACGTAAAAGAACACGTAGATGCTCTTTTATCAAATGACTCAAATCTTTCTGATGAGTTTAAAAACAAAGCAGCTACAATTTTTGAAACTGCTGTAAAATCTAAAATCAGAACTGAGATCAAGAGACTTGAAGACGAGTACAAAGACGAGTTGATTGAAGCACAAGCAGAAAACAGAAAATCTTTATCCGAAAAAGTTGACAACTACTTAAACTATGTTGTTGAAGAGTGGATGAAAGAGAACGAACTTGCTCTTGAAAGAGGATTAAAGGGTGAGATCGCTGAAGACTTTATTAGTGGTCTGAAAAACTTATTTGAAGATCATTACATAGATGTGCCTAACGACAAGTACAATGTTCTTGAAGCTCAGGCAGATAAAATCTCTACGTTAGAGAAAAAATTAGAGGAAACTATTCAACAAGTTGTTGAGCAGAAACAATCTAATGCTTCTTTAATAAAAGAGAAAGTTAAAACAGAAGTTACTTCTGATTTGACTGAAACAGAAATTGAGAAGTTTAATACTTTGGCTCAGGATGTTGAGTACTCAAACGAAGAAGGTTATGCTGAAAAGCTTAACACAATCAAAGAGTCTTACTTTCCTAGAAACAAAACTGAAAAGACTTCAAACGTTAATGATGAAGTAGAAACTGGCACCGCTGTACAGGACATTACAGAGGGTTCCCCAATGGATAGGTATACAACCGCTATTGGAAAAACTGCTGTAAGACACGGCAATTAATAAATATAGATAAAGGAGAAACACAATGTTTCAAACACAACATCTACAAGAAAAGTGGCAGCCAGTCCTAGAGCACCCTGAATTACCAAAAATTGAGGATGCATACAGACGAGCTGTTACTACTTTAATCTTAGAAAACCAAGAGAAATCTCTAAGAGAAGACAGAAGCTTCTTAGGTGAAGCTGCACCAACAAACGCAACAGGTGCTAACATTGACAATTGGGACCCAATCCTAATTTCTTTAGTTAGAAGAAGTATGCCAAATCTTATAGCATATGACATCTGTGGTGTTCAACCAATGACTGGTCCAACTGGCTTAATATTCGCAATGAGAGCAAGAGCTGCTTCAGGCGATGGCGCAGAGGCACTAGTTGATGAACAAATTCCATTCTTGTCTAACCAAGACGCAGCTGGAGACACAGGTGGCGGAGACCAATCAGGAACTAACCCTGCGGTACTTAACGACTCGCCTTCTGCTGGTACTTACTCAACTGTAACTGGTATGACAACTGCTCAGGCTGAAACTTTAGGTGACGGTACTGACGAGTTTGCTGAAATGGCATTCAGTATTGAAAAACATACTGTAACTGCTGTATCAAGAGCTCTTAAAGCAGAATACACAATGGAATTAGCACAAGACCTTAAAGCAATTCATGGTCTAGATGCTGAGACAGAACTTGCAAACATACTTTCTGCTGAGATCTTAACAGAGATCAACAGAGAAGTAGTAAGAAATATTTACAACTCTGCTGTAAAAGGCGCACAAGTAAATACAACTACTGCAGGTATCTTTGACTTAGACACAGACTCAAACGGAAGATGGTCAGTTGAGAAATTCAAAGGACTATTATTTGCGATTGAGAGAGATGCTAACGCAATCGGACAACAAACCAGAAGAGGAAAAGGTAACATCATCATAACATCTGCTGACGTTGCTTCCGCTCTTCAAATGGCTGGAGTTTTAGATTACACTCCTGCTCTTTCAACAAACCTAAACGTTGACGACACATCAACAACTTTTGCTGGTGTTCTTAACGGTAGATACAAAGTATATGTTGACCCATATGCAGCTAACGTTGCAGCGTCACAATACTACGTATGTGGTTACAAAGGAACATCACCTTACGATGCTGGTATGTTCTATTGCCCATATGTACCTCTACAAATGGTAAGAGCAGTTGGAGAAAATTCTTTCCAACCGAAAATTGGTTTCAAAACTAGATACGGTATTGCTGCTAACCCATTCCACACAGGAACAGTTGGCGCAGGTTCAAATGGTGCAATCACTATTTCTGCAAACAGCAACAAATATTACAGAAGAGTTAAAGTTACAAACTTAATGTAATCCTAGTTACGATCAAATATCTTAAAGGGGGCTTCGGCCCCCTTTTTTTTAGGAATAAATAATACTATGAAAACAATACTTTTTACATTACTAATATTACTATTAACATCTTGCTCTGAAGTCAGATACAAGTTTAAAGGTTTGAATGAGAGTATTTGGGATAAGTTTAGTACAAAAATAGAAGAGTTTAAAAAACTATCCAAAGACGATCAAGAGAAAATCCAAGAGGCTTCTGACAAAGAATGGCAAGAACTAGATACTAAATAATACTATGGCAATCAGAGGTCAACCATCTAATATAGACTATGCGTCACCAACGCAGTTTCAATTAACTGTAAATCAGTTGCCTGAAGTAGAGTTTTTTATTACTAGTCTTACATTACCTGGTATCAATCTAGGTGAGACTGTTATTCCTACACCTTTAAAACAAATTCCAACAATGGGTGATGAATTAACTTTTGAAAATCTATCATTAAGTTTCTTAGTAAATGAAACGTTTGATAATTACATAGAGATACACAATTGGTTAATTGGAATAGGATTTCCACAATCAAATCAACAATTTTCTAATTTTAGAACAAATACAGCAGTAACACCAGAATCAACTTTAGGAAAAACTACAGATATAGGTGAAACATCTAGACCAACTCCAACAAAAGGTATGTTCTCAGACGCAACATTAACATTACTTACAAATAAAAACAATCCAATTGCAGAGGTTAAATTTCAAGATCTTTACCCTGTATCATTATCTTCATTAGACTTTTCGCAAGAACAAACTACTGTAGATTATCTAAAGGCTCAAGCCGAGTTTCAATATAAATATTATACAATCAATAAATTTTCATAGGAGAGAGATATGAAAAAGGCATGGCAACGTTTCGTTGATTGGCTTTTCGCATGGCAAAACTATGATGAGATAGTTAGGCCTAGGAAAAAGAAAAAGTCTAGACGAAAATAACCCTTGACATTTCAAAGGTTATTTGATAGCTTTACATTATGACTTTAGAAGAATTAAAAAAAATCGTATATAAAGAACTCCCTATTAATAAAGATCATTTAGATACTGAAGCATTAAGGGGTCAAGAACTATACGCAAAATTTTTAGATTATAAAACCAACTTTGCCTTCCTAGTTGCGAAGGCAAAGGGGGAATACACAATCTTATATCGTGAGAAGTGGGAATACTATGGTGGAAAAGCTGACGCCAAAGTATATGCAACAAAACCATTTGATTTAAAAGTATTAAAAACAGATCTTTCAATTTACATTGAGTCTGACCCCGAAATAATTGAAAAGAAAAATAAGATTGTATATCTAGAGGAATGCGTTGACTTTATAGAAAAAACTTTGAAGTCTATTTCTGCTCGTGGATGGGATATTAAAAATTGTTTAGAGGCACAAAAATTTGAAGCAGGATTAATGGGATAATGTTTAATCATGTCAGATATTGTGTGGATAAAAAAAATAAATGATGTTCATCTATACGTTTATTGTGAACCATCTGTAGCAAAAGAATTATCAACTTATTTTACGTTTGAAGTACCAGGGGCAAAGTTTATGCCTACTGTTAGAAATAGAATGTGGGATGGTAAGATAAGATTATTTAACTTACGTAACAATTCAATCTATGTAGGTTTACTTCCATATATCAAAGAGTGGTTAAGTCTAAATGGTATTACATATACTATTGATGATAATCTAAAACATAATCCTAATGTAACAGAAAAGAATGTTGTAGGATTTATTAACTCACTTAATATTCCTTTAGAATGTAGAGACTATCAATTACAATGTATCATGAGTGCATTGGCAAAACAAAGAGGTTTATTTGTATCGCCAACTGCAAGTGGTAAGTCTTATATCATTTATGTATTAGTTAGATTTTATAATCTAATGAAAAAGAAAACTTTAATTATTGTTCCAACAACATCACTAGTAGAACAAATGGCAACGGACTTTGTATCATATGGTTGGAGTCAGAAACATATACACAAAATCTATTCTGGTCATGATAAAGAAACACATAAACCTGTTGTTATATCTACATGGCAATCATTATACAAAATGCCAAAGAAGTTTTTCAAACCTTACAAAGTTATCTTTGGTGACGAAGCACATTTATTTAAAGCAAAATCTTTAACTATGATTATGGAAAAACTAGAAGACTGTCCATATAGATTTGGATTTACAGGAACTTTAGACGGAACACAAACAAACAGATTAGTATTAGAGGGATTGTTTGGAGCTGCAGAAAACGTAACATCCACAAAGGAACTAATGGATAAAGACACGATTGCCAAATTGTCAATCAATTGTTTATTATTAAGACATGATGAGAAGATAAGTAAACAATGTAAAGATTTTAATTATCAAGAAGAAATTCAATATTTAATATCCCATAACAAAAGAAATAAATTTATTAGAGACCTTTGCAAGAATGTAAAAGGAAATGTATTGTGTCTCTATCAACGTGTAGAAAAACACGGTGAAGTTTTAAAAGAACTATTTAAAGATCTTGATAAAGAAGTTTATTTTGTACATGGTGGAGTAGGAACAGATGATAGAGAACAAATTAGAAGTATTGCTGAAAAAAAAGATAACATTATTATACTTGCGTCTTATGGAGTTTTTTCCACAGGTATTAATATTCGTAATTTACACAATGTTATATTTGCGTCACCTTACAAGTCTAGAATAAAAGTATTACAATCAATAGGGCGTGGACTAAGACGTACCGAACAAAAGAACGCAGTTAAACTATACGACATTGCTGATGACATATCATATAAAAATAAAAAGAACTTTACCCTCTTGCATTTTCAAGATAGAATAAATATCTATAATGAAGAACAGTTTGATTATATCATAGATAGGGTCAACATATGATAATGTTAATAACACCTATCAGCGTCTCGCTAAATTCGTTTAAACAGGGTTATATAGGAGAACCATGTACTACATAAAACTTACAAATGGTGATGATTTAGTGTGTGATTTAAAACCTAATCCAAAGGCAGATTACACTACAGTTATCAATCCAATGAAAATGCAAACATATCCAGCAATGTCAGATAAAGGTCTTGTTGAGACTTTAACTTTGACTGCGTGGTTACATCCATATTCAGATGACAATTCTGTACGAATCAATAAACAAAATATACTTACAGTTACACCTGCGTCAAAGGGTTTAATTACGTTTTACAAAAGACAATTAAGTGTATTTTTACAACATGAGAAAGCTTTATCACAAAGAGAATGGGAAATAAAAGAGAAACACGAAAGATTTAATAGAAGAGTAAGCAAAGAAAAGATGAATGAGATATTAGATCAACTTGCTGACCTTGACGACTTTGATCTACCTAGAGATCCCAAAAAACTCAATTAAACCTTGACAACATCTAGTATATTATGTTAGAGTGACACACTATATCAATGGCTAAAAAAGAATTAAAAAAAGAACATTACGTAGATAATAAAAAACTTTTTGAGGAAATGAAAAAGTTTAAAGCGGAGTGTGTAGATGCTGAAGAATGTGGTGATCCTAGACCACCTGTACCTTCTTATATAGGTGAGTGTTTTCTTAAAATCGCAAACGGATTATCTTATAGACCTAATTTTGTAAACTATACTTACAAAGAAGAAATGGTATCTGATGGTATAGAGAACTGTTTACAATATCTTTATAACTTTGATCCAGCAAAGTCTAATAATCCTTTTGCATACTTCACACAAATAATTTATTATGCGTTTATTAGAAGAATACAAAAAGAAAAGAAACAAACGCATATCAAACATAAAATCATAGAAAAATCAGCATACATGACACACACACAATTACCAGGTGATACAACCGCATATAGTATTCAAGGTTTTGATCCAACGATTATGTTACCAGATGAACCCGTAATAAAAACAAAAGAGAAAGTTAAAGATCATGCAAATGAGGGTTTAGAAGTTTTTATGAATGAGGATAAAGAATGAAAGTAGCAATAATAACAGATACACACTTTGGTGCAAGAAACGATAATGATAATTTTAACGAATACTTTTATCAATTTTATGAAGGTGTATTCTTTCCATATTTGCAAACACATAATATAAAAACAGTTTTACATTTAGGTGACCTAATGGATCGTAGAAAATATGTGTCATATAAAACTGCAAAAGATTTTAGAGAAAGATTTATATTACCTTTAAAACATTTAAAAGTTGACTTTCATTGTTTGGTTGGTAATCATGATATCTATTTTAAAAATACAAATGATGTAAACTCACTACAAGAATTAATTGGACAAACAAGTAATAAGTTTCATTTATATGCAGACGCAACGGAAGTTAATATAGGTGGATTAGATATTTTGTTTATGCCATGGATTAATCAACAAAATTATATTTACTCTATGGGTATGATTGATGAAACAAAAGCAAAAGTTTGTATGGGGCATTTAGAAATAAAAGGTTTTCAAATGCACAAAGGACAGATAAACGATCATGGTTACGATAAAGAATTATTTAAAAAGTTTCATACAGTATTCTCTGGTCACTTTCACCATAAGAGTGATGACGGACAAATATATTACTTAGGTAATCCTTATGAGATATATTGGAATGACTATAATGACAAAAAAGGTTTTCATATTTTTGATACAGAAACTTTAGAGTTAGAAAGAATAGTTAATCCATTTAGATTACATGAAAAAATTTATTATGATGATAGTCAAGAAGATTATGATAAACATGACGTAAAAAAATATTTAAAAAAATACGTCAAGGTTATTGTCGTAAATAAAAAAGATCTGTATAAGTTTGATATGTTCATGGAAAGATTGTTAAAAGCAAATGCACATGAAGTTAAAATTGTAGAGAACTTTACAGACGCAGGTGCTGATAATGTATCAGATGATATTGTAAAATATGCTGAAGATACTACAACATTATTAGACAAATACATTGATGAACTAGAAATTGATCTAGACAAAGATAGATTGAAAAATACTATGCGAGGATTATATAATGAAGCCCAAGACCTTGAAATCTAAATTTATTGATTGGTTTACGTGGATAAAAAAATCAGAGTTTGTAGAATTAAAAGAAATAGATTGTTCAGAGGACCCAGTAAGACCTGAACTAGACTTAGAGTTTAGAACTTCTTACGGTCGTAAAATTTATGGATTAAAGTATGATAATAAAATTGAAGGTATTATGTGTCTTGCATTTACAAAAGATGTACCCCATACAGTTAGAGAATTAGATTTGATGAGTAAGGTATCTTACTATGAAAAAGATTCTGATACAATCATAGCATATACAGTTTGGTCTAGAAAAAGAGGTGCAGGTAAAAAGATTATGGAAGAGGCCTTGAAGTTTGCAAAATCAAAAGGATATAAAAGAATAGTTACATTATCACCGCTAACTCCCATG